CTCCTTTACAAAGCCCGTACAATTAGATTACTGGGCGACCAAAGCCGCCCAATAATATTACCATAAATCATATGCGTTTTGTACAACACATGATCCATAAAATCCTGCAACACTTGCTATTGGGGCAAATATTGCATTGGCAGCCGCCACTGTATACACAGTAGTGCCTGTTAGAAATGGCGCACTAAATGCACCAGACCAACCTACAGTAGCACCTGCAGCGGTTCCTGCTCCAACAACAGGTAGTGAAGCTGCGGTTGCAACCCCAAGTATAGTAGCAACGGTTACGCCACCCGCAACACCAATAATTACGTCTACATTAGAACATTCTACAGTCGGTGTACGATCTATAAATATTCCAGCATCCGTATCAACTATATAACGGTTTTCATTTTCTGCCATAGCAGAAGTTGCGGTTATTGACAGTACGATTGCAGTAATTAAGTTTTTCATTGGATTATCCTCTTGGTTTCCACTTGGTTTATTGATACTATTGTATCATTATAGATGCCCCAAAAATCTCACTTTTTGGGACACCTGTGGTGGCGTTATTTGCCACGAATTGCTTCAGAGATGTAGCCATATTTCAGGTCTACACTCTCGTCCGCCATCTGTTCCATTTCTGGGCAGATGAACGCAGATATTTTCCAACGAATACGTTGGACACGTTTCTGCAAACGTGAGTTGTGGTACATGTGCAACCACAACGGACTGGTGTACGATAATGCCATAATTAGCATTATTGTTGGGAACCACCAGATTGATACTAGTGCGTCCCATGCAGATACTCCAGTTAGTTCTGCGATTGTGAAAGTTGCATGTTCCATTGTATACTCCTCTTGGATTGCGCTTGCTTTCGGTGATAACATTGTATCATTATAGATGCGTTAATTTTCTCACTTTTTTTTGTAAAATTTATGAGAACCAACTTTACCAAGATACTTCAGCTGTGTGGCCCACCTTGGATTAACATAGTCAGCGTGGTAATGAGTAGCTCCTGTATCTGGGAGATACGTTTCTGGATCAGAAAGAATAATTTCTGCTGCCATTAGAGACATACGCCAAGCCTCATTTTCAAGATAACCCATACGAGTTGGATCATCGTGTTTGCCATCATGTGTCCAGCTAAACTGTTTGTCTTGCCATACAACTTCACAAACTGTATTCGGGTAATCGGGAGAAGCAACTCTGTTAAGAGTAACCTCTGCCACCATTTGTTGACCACTTAATGGTTCGTCTCTTGCTTCAAAAAACATATTTAAAGCTAGACACACAGTTGCAGTCATAATCATTGTAGTCTCCTTTTAGGTTGCACTTGCTTCATTATATGCTTTAATTTTCTCACTTTTTTGTTGACGTTTTTGATAAAAATGGGAACCCCAAAAGGATTCCCTGTAGTTTATTTTTTACGAGACCACGACTTTCTATTTTTATTATTTTCAGATCGTGTTGTTGTTCGTAAATTATTTGGTTTATTATTAGATCTATTACGATCTTTATGATCAACCTGACTATTGACTTTTTTTCCAGTCTTCATTTCTTGTACAATACGATGCACATACACCGCTTTACCATCAATGCGAACTGTTTTGTACCCATCTCCGTGGTTAGTCCCCGCAAGAGATCCCGCAGTCTGACGACCACGAGACTCTTTCCAGTATAACTGACCATCTTTGAGCGTGAAGAGTTTATTCCATTTCTTCATTATAGATGCCCCAATTTCTTCAGTTTTTATTGTACGGGCTTACCGTGAACGATAGTTATTTTCTTTGTTAGTCATATTAACGCCAGAAGTAATCTGAGGAATCATTTTAACAATTTCTTTACGAGTTTGTCTTGATACATCACCAGATACATTAATATTGAATACTTGTTGTTGATTAGACTTGTTTCCTTGAGATTTGAAAAGTTCAGCTGCTCTTTGACTTGGTAATACATATTCTCCAGGAGTTAACATTACAGGAACACTATCTTTTCCTGCTTGACCGATTCCAGGATTGACTACACCACCAGCAAGACGTTTTTGAATAACACCACCAGTATGAATACCTGAAAAACTTCCTAGACCTGAACCACCAAATAACACGTTTCCAAAGCTACTAAATAGATTGCCAATATTAAAACTACTACCTCCTGAAAACAAAGAGCTAATTCCACTAATTAAATCTCCAATACCCCCTTTAAGGTTCTTGAATAAACTACTAAGAGTACTTCCAAGACCTGAAAATACATCTTTAAGAGAAGTTGTCATTGTAGAGAATATAGAACTACTTTCTTTAGCAACATTTTTAACAGAGTCTTTTATAGGAGTTTTTCCTAATGCTTCACCAGTGCTTTTCTTGCCAAGCTTAGTAAAACTTCCAAAGAAGTTTGCTAAAATACCCTTGCCATCTTTATCTATAAGACCCTTAAATAATTGATTAGTAATACCCTCTGCAAGGCTATCGATAATAGATTCAGTAAATTTATTTAAAATAGTTTTCCCAAATTCTTTGAGATTACCTGTTTTAAGTGCTTGAGATAAACCTTGAGAGAATGTATTTACAAACTCTTTTGCTCTTCCTTCTGCATTTTCTTTTTCTGCTTTAGTTAGAGCATACGGGTCTACTTTTTTAGTAGTTCTTACTTTATTTCCACTTTTAAGGACTTCATTTAATTCTTTTTCTAAACGATTTCTTTCAGCTGTTTTATTACTAATTTCATCTGCAATTTCAGAAGACTTTCCGAAAACTGTTGTAAGTGTTGATATATCAGAAATATTATTTCCAATTTGCTCTTGAGTTACTTTAAATCTTCCATTTAAAATTGCTAGTCTATCATCAAGTTCTTTTATTCTTTGAGTAATTTCAACAGCATCAATATTAGCTCCAACAATTTTGAAACCATTACCAGAAGCATTTGTAGGTGTTAATCCTTCTCCATGAAAATTAAGAGTATCCTCGTTAATGGCTTTAATAAGCCCAGCATATTTTGCAGTTGATGCAGCATTAATTACAGACTCACCATTTGATAACATTGCAAAGATTTTATCGTCTTTTGGTCCACCTGGACCTGACACGAATCCACCGTTTGCAAATGCTCTACCAATTGGGCCTTTTGGTTTGTCTTTCTCAGGTATATTTCTAAGCATATTATCAAAAGTCCAAATAGAACCTCCAATAAGACCCCCTAAAGAAGCTTTAATAGCAGTACCAACAACGCCACCTAAAAGTAATGATTTACCAACACCACTTGCAGCAGAGCCTAAACCTTGTAATACACCTTTAGGGTTTCTCCCGACAATAGATAAAAGAGCTTTACCAAGACCTTTCCCTATTCCAAGTATACCCCCTGCAGCGCCATAAGCGCCGCCAATAAGAGAACCGTATAAAGATCCTTCTGGGAAATAAGGCAAACCTTTTAGAAAGCTATCTCTAAACCAAGCTTGTTGACCTGGAGGATCCATACTAGCTAATTGTTGTTGAAGCGCTGTTGTATAAGGTTTCCAAGAGTCTACCTTCTTTTGACCAAAATAACCAATAAAGTCATTAGCAAAGTCTAATGTAGAAGAAATATAATTTGGCCAATCAGCAAAGGATTTTGGCCAAGAAGGGAAATCAAGCCCTACTTTTTCTCCAACCCAAGACAAAAGCCCCTTAATACCCCCTTGCGTTTTATAGGCAGAGTAACCTGTTGACATAAGCCCTCTTGCTGCTAAATAATCAACTAACCCTGATGGATTAGTAATTGGGTTTGCACCTGTAATACTTTCAACATCACTTAAAAGGCCAGTATCTGTAGAAATAATCTTACGATCTAAAAGAGGTGTCATTTCTGGAAATATAGAAGCGGATTGATCTTTGATAGTGTTAACATCTGTAAGAGATACATCTGCTAATATTTCACCAACAGTTTTATTTGAAGAACTTGCATAAATCCCTGAACCAATTGTTGCTGCTAAGTCTACAACACCATCTTTAAATCCAGGAAGTCTGTCTGCGTTAATGGCTGCAATAAGGTCTTTGTATTTAGCAGTAGATGCTGCATTGATTACAGATTCACCATTAGACAACATAGCAGGAATTTTATCATCACGAGGACCACCTGGGCCATAAATAAAACCACCTGTAGCTTGATTAATTGGATTAACTCCAGACATAGGCGGTATATTATTTAATGATCTTAAATACTCTCCTGTAGAGTCTAATGCAGATGTTAATTTTTCAGTCTTTTCAGTATTAAGCCGAGTTGATGCATTTAAGTCTAAAGTACTAGTTCCTAATTGTTTCATAGTACCATTTGATGCATCAAAGGTTCCATAAAGTTCTGTTAATATCCTAGTATTTTCGTCAATTAATAATTGACTATCACTATTAGATTTTGTATATAAACTTATTTGACCTTCTAGTCTTTCTACTTCTTTTTGAGCAAGAAGACGAGTACCTTCAGGTAGAGCTTCGTTAACTACTCTCTCTTTCATTCTATCAAGGCTCTTTTGAAGCCCTTCCATACGACTTAGATTTCTTTCAATTGCTTTTGTTTCAGACTGAACAATTGACAAACTTTTGTTGTACTGCTCTTCTGGTGTTTTAGCAAACAATAAATCAAATATGTATTTTACTTTATCGTATAGATAATCAGCAAAATCCGAAATACCAGCTCTGACTTCTGGGCTTAATAAACCACCAACAATACCACCAATAATAGCTCCCATAATTGTACCAACAATTGGTATCGCCGATCCAGCAGTCGCCCCAGTTACAGCGCCTCCAACAATGTCACCAATACCTTTTGAAATATCTTCATCTACTCCAAAAAGATCTAGCCCAAGATTTACAGCCTCTCCTGCAAATAATCCTCGTGCTAATCCTTTTAATGCTGCTTTTGCAACATTTTTAATAGTAGTTGTTAATGCTAATACAGCTGGGCTTCCTGGTTTTGAATCTATAGTGAAAATTTCTTTTAAGATAAATACCCCAAGACTTTTTAATACTTTAAATGGCATAGAAACACCAATAGCAAGTAGTCCAACTGAAAATGCTATAGCTCCTGCTAAGGCTTCAAGAAATTTACCTTGGAATTCTATACCAAGGATGCCTTCAACAAGCCCTGAACCAATTGCTTGGAATGATTTAAGTAGTTTATCTACAATTTTAATAGCAGCTTCTGTTCCTTGAGATTCCGCTTGACCTTCTAATTCTTTAGTATCTTGTCCAAGCAACTTTTTGCGAATATACTCAGACGCATTTTTAACAGAGTCTTCTAGTTTTTGAAATCCCTCATTAGTATCAGGTAGAAACTTAATTGCGGTAATAGCTAATGCAATAGGAAAACCTTTTTGAAATGCTTTTGTTAAAAAACTTACTAAAGCAATGCCAGAAGCAATTCCAAGAAGTCTAAAAGTAGTCATTAATACTGCTGCAGTTGTTTCAGGAAATATACCTGCTACTGCTGCCGCAATACCCCCTGCTGCTAAAGCAATTTTGTTTTCATCAACAAATTCACCAGCTTCGGTTAAAATGCCCTTTTTATTAATTGTATCAATTTGACCATTAATATCAAAAATTGTCTTTTCAACACCAAAGAATTCTTCTGTTACCCCGTCAAGAACTCCTTTAAGTTTTTGAGCTGCTTCTGGGCCAAAGGAGTTACCCCATGCGGTAGCAATACCATCTGAAACTGATCTGAATTTTTCTTCTGAATTAACAAAATCAGTTAAACTTGACTTCCAGTTATTGAAAGTAGTTGATGCTTTTTCAAAACCATTTGATAGACTTAAAGAACCATTTACAAGATCCCAAATTAAGCCTTTGGTTGTAGCAAATACACCATTTATAGTGCTAGGGTTTTCAGAATCATCTCCAAAAGCATTAATAATATTATTCTTAAATGCTATTACTTGATCAGAAACTTGATTAAACATAGCAACAAGTATTGCTGCCCAATCTAAAGCTTTTTGTTGAATTTTACCAAATAGATCAGTAAATTGACTTTGAGTATCCTCATTAGCACCAGTATTCAAACTTGCTACTGGAGATATAAAAGCAGCTTTTTGAATAAGGGACTGAGAAGTTGTCTTAGATTTATCTGCTGCCTTCTTTTGTTCTCCAAATAAGGTAGAGTAAAGATCCTGTATTTTAGCAATAAACCCAGATATACCTGCAGTAGCTCTTTCAAAAGTATTTGAAAGAAAATCTAAAGAAAATACACCTTTTAAGCTATTAAATTTTTCTTTAATTGCCTCAACAGATCCTTCACCTTTTCCTTCAAATAGCTTAGATATATTTGAAAAGAAAGTTCTAAGTGCCGCTTCTCCTTTCGCATAACTTGCTGCAATACTACTTAAAGAGAATATTTCTGCCATTTCAGTAAAAGTATTCTTTAAGCTTGCAATAACTTCATTGCTGTCAATAGCTGCTTGTATTTTAGCAAAACCATCTTTTAAAGATTTTATTGCAACATCTGCATCAAAATTACCTGAAAAGATATTACTAAAAGCTTTAGATATTGGAGAAACAATAGAGTTTACAAAGAATTTAAATTCTCCAATTGAAACTTTGGCAAGATATAAATACCAACTAATATTGTCGTTAAACCATTTTACTCTATCAATAATCTTTTCTAAAGCTCTGATAATGGTATTGTTTACACCAAATTCTCTTGAAACAATAGAGAAAGATTTCATAAGTTGGTTTCTTAATACAATAGATGTATTTTCAACTGTTTTATTAATTAGTCCAAATTCTTTTGCAATTTTTGGAGCTTCTTGAATAATCGCTTTTAAAATTGCTTGGGTCTCTAATTTACCATCTTCTGCAGCTTTTCTGAGTTTTCCGAAAGGAATCCCCATACCGTCAGCAATAGCTTGAGCAATTCTAGGGGTTTGTTCTAAAACAGAGTTAAGTTCTTGCCCTCTAAGCTGCCCTGAAGCAAGACCTTGCCCTAACTGAATAATAGCGGCTTGAGCAGACTGAGCAGAAGCGCCTGAAATAGAAATTGCTTGGTTAATTGTTTTAGTAACTTTTAAAAGCTCTTTAGAAGAAACCCCAGTGCCTTTTAATGCTAAACCAAAACGAGAAAAAGTTTCAGTAGAAGTGCTTAAACTAACTCTTGTAATAGAAGAAATTCTGCTTAACTCTGTCATCGTCCGACCAAGCTCTGCAGTTCTTCCTGTAACAAGCGCAATTCTGTTTTCTAAATTAGTCATATTATCGCCAGCAGCAATAATAGATTTAGAGAATTTATTTATAGCTGCAAAAGAGACAGCACCAATAACAATATTTTTAAATGCGTTAGAAACCGCATTAGCTGATTTTTCTAATCCAGCCACGGATCTTTCTAATTTAGCTAGATCACTTCTAGCTTGAGTACTATTTGAGCGTACTCTAATTTCTACACCACTCATGGTTCCTCCTTAATAAAATTGCCCCCTAACGATTTCTCGATACGAGAAGCCATCAGAGGGCATTATTTTTAATTAGGGGTTAAAATTCCTATTCTAGACAGTACTTGTTCGATAAAATACTTAGGTGCTTGTCTACTGTGTCCTTTGTTAAGAACACCAATATATTCAACTTCATTAATAATGGCACCAACATCATCACTGTTTGAGTTTAAATCATATTTTTCATTTCGCCAACCAGATCTAGCTTTACCCGTATCAACTGGGGTAACAACTTTAAGAGTTTCTGTTGCGTAGTCTATTCTTTCTATTATATCCATTTTCCCAAGTTTAATAACTTCTTTTTCAACTCTTTTCATTTCTTTTTTGAAGTCTACAATATCAAGACTTAATTTAGTCATTTGTACCCCCTAAAAGATTTGATATAGAAGAGCCATCTCCTGATTTTGCTTTAAGCAATTTTTCTAAGAATTTTCCTTTTGGAATTGCTCTGTCAGGTTTTTGGTTATCTATTTCTTGTTGTTTTAATAAATATAAAGTTGGAAATAGATTTTCGGCAGATTCTTTAACACCTTGTGCTCTTAATAGCATGTAGGCTCTCTGATCTTCTCTATATCCAATTGGTCTTTTTCTAAAATAATCACCCCATTTAAGAAGTTCATCATACGGCATTTCTTCAAGCATTTTATAGACAGGAAGACCTAAGTGAAATGCAATCTCATATAAATGTTCTTCCTCCTCGGTTAGTTTCCCGAAGCGGCGTCCGTAAGACCTGAAAACTTCATAATTTCTTCAGAAAGTGTGCTTAACTCTCCAATAGGGAAGGTTTTGAAATCCTCATCAGAAATTTCTTTTGCACCAATAACTGCCATTCGAATAAGATCTTGAATAAGTGTTAGTTGAGCAGAGTCATCTTTTGACTTTGACATTTTTGTAACAAGCTTTTGAACTTCAAACACTTCTGCAATAGATAGTTTTTGAATTTCTACTTCATCGTCCATAAATGGTACTTTTTTGGTAATAATTTTTCCTACTAGGTGTTTCATCTTAAAATATCCTTCTCTGTAAATAACTCTGGATTGTTAGCCTGAAAGTCATCAAGCATTTTGCGTACTTTGTGCAATGTGTCAAGGGTTTCCATAATTTGACGACCCATTGTTGAGTTATCATCAAAATCTTGAAAACGTTCAAATGACTTTCTAATACTAATATCAACACTACGTCTCATATGACGAAATGTTGTTCTCATTACAAATGTTTTACTAAATGGTTTATCCATAATACTCTTTCTCTTACTGTAAAAGAGGGGAGTAAAACCCCCCTCAATTAATCATTAGGCAGCTGCTCTTGTTACTGGTCCGAAGAAATCAGACTGAGTAGACAAGGTTACAGTTGCAGTAGTTGCGTCTGTCAATTGTGGATTAACCAAAATTGCTTCTACTTTACCTTTAAAGTAGAATTCTGTATTACCTGCAGCAATTGTTGAAGCAATAGATTCTGCTTGTGTCAAAGCAGCGTCTGACATTAAGAAGCGGAAGTATACTTGTTCACCTACTAGATCGTGAATTGTAGTCATATCGCTTGCAACATAGTTTACTGTAATCTCAAGAGTAGGCGCATCAGATTGACCTTGTACTTGAGAAGAAGTTGCTTGACCATAAACAGGAACGTTTACGATGTTTGCAGGAGTACCGATTGATGGAAATTCACGAACAGAAGGCATACGATCAATATCAGCTGAGTTTGCACTTGCAAACAAAGCAGCATAACCCGCTGCGTTTTCTGACGCTGGAGTGGTAGCACCACTGTAAATGTCTAGGTAAGAGTAAATACCCGCACCCAAAGATGAAATATGAGCCATTTTTATTCTCCGTATAATTTAAATGGTATAATATAGCTTGCACTATAAAGTGATTTATTAGATGGGTCTAGCCCTTCCACAGTCATATAAGATGTGCCAAGCTCTGTTCCATTAGTTAATTTTTTATTTTGCATTAATGAGTCAAGGATATCAGAAATTTCCATTAACCTTGATTGACCTTCACCAGCTTTAACAAACATTTTAACAGCTACTAATCCACTCAATAATTTTTGAGCGTCAAAAGCATGATTGCTACTTGTTGTCGGCATAACATTCAATCTACAAAATTCTGTTCCATCAGAAATTGTACCTTGATAGTTGTCTGGGTATATTGCTATACTTGCAGAAATCCAATCGTTTGTAGCAAAAAGAGATTCAATATCATTTAAAACATTATCGTACATTATGTTACCTCTTTTGTCAAAATTGCTTCAATAGTAAAACCATTATCGTTGAAGTCAACAATATTATAAATCTTACTAGAAACAGTTAAGGTATC